GTGGAAATAAGAAATTTGACCACCTTGAGTCCGGAGGGGATGAACACGATTTGGACTACGAGTATGTAACCGCCCGTGAAGAGGAGGAACTGCGTAGGCAGGAGGAGTATGAACGTCAACGTGATGCTGAAGAGGATCAGATGGAGCGTAGTGCCGACCGATATCGTGGTGGTGATTTCCAATCGGAGGGAAATATCAAACCTAAGCTAGAGCAGCTAGGAATGAAGTACTTTCCGGAACGTGTGGACCCAAGGGTGGTTGCGGCTCGTAAACGCCGCATCCTCCGTGCTAAGACACATACTAAAGTTTACACTGATAAGGATCTTGCTGAATTTCGCCAGGTTTCATCAAAGCATCAGATGCTTGATGAGTCACTGTTGAAGAAACAGAAGCAAACATGGGCTGAAAAGTCCGTGAGGGTTTTTAAAGCCGTCCATGGTGATCAGGTGACGAGTACCGCAACTCTTGTTTGCGATAAAATCGTAGTACCCCTGCATTCACATGTTGAAGGTAAGCCCTTCTCAGTGTATAACTCATCCACTTCCGCCCAATTGAGCGGTGAGCTCATCCCCATTGCGGATGATCTCGGCATCTATTTTACCCATGGCGTCATTCATGTTGATAAGCGAGTCGTGATGCGACCGCCTCAGAATGAACTTGCCATTCAGATTGGGTTTACAGATGCGGAGCAGGTAGAACCAGGCTTTGGTGTCGGTTTTGCTTCTGCAAGTGGTCTTTATGATGCGCAAACAGCGCCAGGAGATTGCGGTGGACCAGTTTACGCGTGTGCGGATGGTGCATTGATCGGTTTTCACATTGCTGGTGGCCAGCATGTGAATCGGTTTGTCCCTATGACAGCTGAGCTTGCCAAGAGATTGGCTGCGACTGGTCCTGTTCTTAACTCAATGCTTTTTCATTAGAGCCCCCAGCCCCTTCCCTTCTTGTGGAAGAGGGTAGGGAGTTCTGGGGGCGTTACCCGATGGAATACCAAGGTGTTGGATTTCGATCTGAGGTAGTGTTGAGTAAGTTGCACGAAAG